TGACGCGGAGCGCATAGCGGTCGCCCTCGGCAAAGTCGGTCGCAGCCGGGATGTTAAACGCGCCTGCCTGTCCGCCTGCGGTATCAATGGAGCCGCCGGCATCGAACGTGATGGTGCCGATCTCGCTGCCGTTCTTCTCGATCGACAGGATGATATCGGTCGCGCCGGTGCCTTCGTTGCCGACATCGAGATAGGCGTAGGCGCTCTCATTGCCGCTACCCAGATTCATCGTCCGGTTGGCAATGCCCTGAAAGAACAGTTCGTTCGGGCTGCGCTGGATACTGCCTGGCACGAAAATCGCGGCGTCATAGTTGACATCGCGCAGCGGCATCCAGAGTTGATAGAGCGGGTTCTGATCGGTGGTGCCATCGGTGGCATCGGGATCAAAGTTCGCCGGATATGCCGGCGTCGTGTGAGCCTCGAGCACCTGATAAAAACCATTGCCGGCGGTGAACAAGTTGCCGGGCACCAACGGCATGCTGTTCATCCACGGCCCGACATATTGCAAAGTGGCAATTGGCAATGGAATGACTTGCGTCGTCCCGTCGGTATAGTGAAACGTCATGCTGCTTGAGGTATAGGTCACGTAGTCGATGCGCTTGCCTTCGGCCAGGTCGGCGTTCAGGGTGACCACGCGCTGGTCGAGATCGTAGAAATTGCCATCGACCTGGGCAGCGCTGTTCGGCGTGCCGGTGCCGGCCCCCCACGCACCCGTCGTGACATAAACGATCGTCATTCGCCTTCCTTCGCGTCTGCGTTCTTCCTGATCTCATCGCGCTTGCGGATTTCGGCATTCGCGCGCTCGAGTTCACGCGCATACCATTGCGCGATCTCCAGTGAATTGCCCTTTGAGCTTTCAGGACCGCCCTCAGAGCCCGGCTTGCTGCCATCGATGGCCGGCTGCTTTCCGCCCTTCGACCAAATCTTGTTGGCCACTTCGACATCAACAAAGTTGTCTCTATTTACCGTACCGTCATCGTTCTCTTGATAGACCCGCACCTCGTCAAACCGCCGCTTCGTTTCAACCTGATGCGACTTCGACGTGCTGCGGCTCCAGCTCGTCGTGAGATCGAGCGACTTGGCGGGATTGCCGCGGATCATACAGAACCCCTTCTCGGGATCATCCGCCGGCGGCAAGGTCTGCGCCGGTGCCGGCCGGATGTTGGGCAAGACTGCCGGGCGAACGACAACTTCGAACCCCATCAGACCGCCTCCAGATCAATGCCGGTCGGAATCATCAGGTCGGTGACTTGCAGTTCATAATTGGTCGAGAATTCGCCCATCATACTCTTGAGCTTGAACTTGGCTCGTGTCTCGTATGGCGGAAGCGCGACGTTTTTGATCCATTCGGATCGCGCCTCGAGCTGATTCTGCTTGTCGTTGTTGGACGTGGGACCGCTGAAATTAAAAGGCGGGTCTTGATCCGCAGGCCCCGGCGGCTCCGGGCCATATTCAACGGTCAGACCAACCTGGATGACATCATCAGCTTTGAGCCCGGATAGAAAATTGATGCCGTCATCATTCGGGGCGGCCAGTGGCGGTTGATAGCCGACCGACGTATCGAGCGGAAACAGAACCACCCGGTTGATAAACTGCTGATAGTCGGGACCGGCATAGTCGATCGTGCAATAGGTCGGCGTACCGTCCGCCGCCGCAACGCTGCCGCCATAACCGATGGTGCAGCCGATCTTGACCTCGCATTTGATCTGGCCATCCGAACCATCAAGGGCGACCGAATAGCCGATGATCTTGCCGGTTGCCTCGCCGACGCGCGGCTCGGCCAGGAATGCATTCTTGCGCAACGTGACTTCCGGCATGCGCGCGAGCTTCGGCACGAATGCGATCTCGACGACCCGCGCCCGCTTCATCAGTTGCGCCCGCGCGTATGCGATCAAATGCTCGATGCTTCGATTGCCGCGATCGGTCGCGATGTAGGATCGTCGCGCCGGGTTGCCGATGATCGGCGGCTGTCCATCGATGATCTCACTCAGATTGACCGAGCGGATATCATTGATCAGCAGCGCTTCGCCATCCTCGGGATCAGTCAGGATCGGCTGCACGTCGGCGAACAATGTGAGCGACACTTTCTCCGTACATTGCCGCTCGGCCCTGTAACCCGCCACCAACGTCGGCTTGATGGCTTGCACCACAATGACCGCTTCCGAATCGGAGTAGCTTTGACTGGTCGACGACACATAGTCGACGCCATCACCATCCTTGGAATGAGAAACGCTGCTTGAGGCATTGGTGACGAGTTTCTTGCTAGGGTCAAAGTGGACGACATTGCGCGGATGCCTGAGAGTCGTCTTTGACGATGACCACTGTGCTTCGGACGTACTGCCATCGGCAAATTTGGTGATCCCGCCGCCGCCCAAAGTTTCGGTATAGGTTTGCGTGTCAACAAGGTCTTGCGCGTGCGACTCTGCAACCTCCCAGCCATCGCCGATGCCGGCCTTGTTCTTGGGCCAGTCCGCAGCATTCAAATAGATTTCACCGCCAAAGACCTTCGGCCACTGCGAGATCAGATATTGCGTCAGATCGACGGTGCCGCTCGCTTGCTGGGTCCAGGTGAATTCGGCATTGATATCGACGCGTGCCAACGGCCCGCTGGTGAGCGACAGGCCGATCCCGTCATAAAACACGTCGCCATTCGCACATAAGAAATCGACAAGACCATCCTCGCCGCTGATCTCGTCCGAGACGGTGATCACGAGAGTCTCGCGGTCGTAATGCCAGATTTTGGTGTAGCCCTCGAGCACAACCTCGGGGTCGGTGCGCCGTTGCGGGTCGATCATGGCCTCGTCGTAGTACGGCAGCACCCGCAGCGAATCGGCGAGAGCTTCCTTCTGTGCCACCACATCCACCGGTCGCGCGACGAATTCCAGCGTGACCAAATCCTCGAACATGCTGGTGGGAATGCCGACCAACCGACCACGAAACTTGATCAACGCGGGTCCGCAGTCGAGCGCGAACCACGCCCAGATTTTGCGGCCGGGACCGAGCAGCCCGATCGGATCGCCGGCAGTGTTGCGCGGGCGGCGAACAACAATGGTCATGTTTGCCGGATCGCCCTCATCTTGCTTCAGCTCGAACGAAAACACGCTCTCGTCCCAGCGCACATGCTCCGGGCCGAACGTGGTCTCGCTGACATCGATCCAGGCAAAATAGGGCAGGCCGGCAGGCATCGCTTAAGGCGTCCTTTGCTCGGCCTCGATCTGCCAGGCCACCTCAGCCGCCCATTCGTCGCGCGAGGTGTTCCAAGCCGTGACCTTGGCGAGGATGATCAACACGTCGCCGGTGGTGTTGGCGGCGCCGAGGCCGGGGATGCAAGTGATGGTGATGTCCTGGCCGGGCCACACGTCGGTGAGCTCGGGCGCCTCATGGTCGGTGCAGGTGATCGTGACCTTGTATTGCCGAAACTGCGCGAGCGAGATATCGGCCAGCGCGCCGCGGCAATCGCGCGCCAGGTTCTTGGCCTGGTCGATCGGCTCCAGCGTCATGGTGATGCCGCGCACGGCAGGATCGCTGAAGTCAATATTATCGATCGCAAGCAGAGTATAGGGCGGGGAATGTGTCAGAGGCATTTAGGAATACCGGCTTGGCTTGCGGCCACCCGACCGGACCTGCGCCAGTGCTGCCGCCTTTTGCAATTCGCCGACCACCGCAGATGAAGCGCGCAAGCCGCCAACGGGCGGCAGGCCGGGGAACTGAATGGTGACATGGCTCATGCTGCCAACCGAGCCGCCACTGGCGAACGCCGGTATCGATCGCGGCACCAGACCGCCCAAGGCAAACCGGCTAATCCCGTCGAGCACACCGCGCAGGTCGCCGCCCGAGCGCCGCAACGCCTCCAGCAACGAAAGGACGCCCGGTTGTGCCACCGCCCGCGCCGGCATGATGTGCTCGCCGCGCGAGACCCAGGCCAGATTGCTGTCGGAGGTGCCGGTACCGCGCCCGCCGAGCAACCCACCGCCCGCAAAACCGGTTGGACGCTGCGACTCCAAAGATGGGATCGAGGTCGGACGAGGAAGAGTGGCAAAATATCTCGCCGCGTTTGCGGCAGAGTCGGCGGCAGCGGCAGCGCGCGCGTATGCCTGTGCGAGATTGTTGACATCCAGTATGAGAGTCTGCGTCGGCTTGCTCGCGCTCGCGAGGTTATCATTTGACGACTTGAGTCCTTCGGCGGCCTGTGCGGCTGTGTCCAATCCTTGCGCCGCCTGCGCGCCCGCTTGTCCTGTTTGCTGCAACGCTTGGGTGGTTGTATTAGCTGCCGCCGTGGTCTGCTGCGCGGCCTGCTGGCCTGCTTTCCCGAGCTGATCCCATGCTTCTTTAACTTTTTGTGCTGCTGCGGCCTGTTGATCAGATGGCGCTTTGAGCAGATTAAAAACCGCCTTCAGCACGTTGAACTCCGCAATAATTTCCGCAATATCCTTTCGGAGGTTTTTGAGTTCTTCGGTCAAAAACCCGAAAATTGGTGTGGCGATCGGCGTGATACTTGTTTTGAGTTCGGTCCACGCCTGATTCAGTAGTGCCAACGCCTGTTCATACTTGGCCGCTGCAATAATCTGCTCCTGAGTTGCCGGCGTAATCTGACCAAGAGCACTGGCAAAGTTGTTCGCGTTGAGAGTGCCAGTCTGCAACCCGGCGATCACTTGAGCGCCAAGAGTATCCCCTAATACCGACATCGCCGTTTGGGTGCGCGCCACACTATCAGGCATGGTTTGCAGTTGGGCGATGAACCGTTGGAATGCCCCAGTAATGCCAGTGAGAGT